CGTTGTTGCTCAGCCAAGTGCTCCAAATGCTTATCCAAAAGCAATTTATGAAGGTCTCATGAACATGAAGTACGGTCATAAAGTGTTTGAAGTAGCAAGAGAAGCCAGTGCCGACAATAAAGTTCAGAGATACTTAAAAAGCGAGATTTCTAAGCTGATTAAGGATCTCAAGATTTAGGAGGACATATATGCTAGATGCATTAAAACCACTACTAGACAGCGGTCTCATTAACGAGGATGTTAGTCACGAGCTTAACGAAGCTTGGGAATCTAAACTATCCGAAGCTCGTGAGACACTACGTGCTGAACTTCGTGAGGAGTTTGCACAACGCTATGAGCATGACAAAACAGTAATGGTAGAAGCCCTAGATCGTATGGTAACTGAAGGTTTAGCCAGCGAAATCCAAGCAGTGCAAGCTGAAAAGCAAGCACTTGTTGAAGATCGCGTGGCTTTCCAGGCTAAGATGTCAGAAAATGCAACCAAGTTTAATGGCTTTATGGTTGCTAAATTGTCAGAAGAAATTAGCGAGCTACGTCGTGATCGCAAGACACATGTAGACGCTATGGCCAAAATGGAATCTTTTGTGATCGATGCTTTAGCACAAGAAATTAGCGAATTTGCTCAAGACAAGCGCGAGCTTGTTGAGTCAAAAGTTCAGCTAGTTAGCGAAGCACGCACACAACTCGAAACATTAAAAGCACGTTTTGTTAAAGAAAGTGCAGAAAAAATGAGTCGGGTAGTTAGCCAACATCTCAAAGGCGAACTCACACAATTGCGTGAAGACATTAAAGTTGCTCGTGAGAACAACTTTGGTCGTCGAATCTTTGAAGCATTTGCATCAGAATACGGTGTTACACACCTTAATGAGAATGCAGAAATTCGCAAACTCAATAATTCGATTGCAAACAAAGATCAGCAATTAGCTGAAGCAACCAAATCTGTTAAGCAAGCTCGGGCTCTTGCTGAAAGTAAAGAAAAAGAAATACGCATTATTAAAGAATCTAATGTGCGTGCAAACACATTAGAAGAACTGTTAGCTCCGCTAAATGCAGAGAAACAGGCGGTAATGCGTAACTTACTCGAAAGCGTTCAAACGTCCCGTTTGAAGAACGCATTTGAAAAATATCTACCAGCAGTACTTGCAGATAAATCGGCAATGCCTAAACAGGTAATTGCCGAAAGTATCACTGAAGTAACTGGTGATAAATCTGCAAAGGCAGTAACGGAAGATCGCGGTAATGTGATTGACCTTAAACGCCTAGCAGGGCTTTAACTTAGGAAAGAAGGAGACTTAAATGTCACAAGAACTATTAGAAAGCCGTTGGGACGAGACCAAAGAAGCCCTCCTAGAAGGTTTACAAGGTTCCCGTCGTACAACTATGGGTAGTGTTTTAGAAAATACCCGTAAATACTTGAAAGAAAGTGCATCCACCGGAGCTACTGCTTCTGGTAATATTGCTACTCTTAATCGTGTAATTCTTCCAGTAATCAGACGCGTAATGCCGACTGTTATTGCTAACGAAATCGTTGGTGTCCAGCCAATGACTGGTCCAGTGAGCCAAATTCACACATTACGTGTTCGTTATGCTCAAACCACAGATGACACTAGCAGCTATAACACAGACACAACCGCTGGAGACGAAGCATTGTCACCATTTAAGATTGCTACTGCTTACTCTGGTAGTCTAACTACTGGTAAAGCTGATGCAACTTCTGCGTTTGAAGGTTCCGGTGGTCGTAAGATTAGCGTACAAATCCTCAAGCAAGCAGTTGAAGCCAAGAGCCGCAAGTTGCAAGCTCGTTGGACCTTTGAAGCTGCACAAGATGCACAATCTATGCATGGCATCGATGTTGAAGCTGAAATTATGGCAGCTCTAGCACAAGAAATTACTGCTGAAATTGACCAAGAGATTCTTGGTAGTCTGCGTAGTTTAGCTGCTACTGAGTATACATACGATCAGTCAACCGTTTCTGGTACTGCTACATTCGTCGGTGATGAGCATGCTGCTCTTGCAGTTCTAATCAACCGTACTGCAAACTTGATTGCACAACGTACACGTCGCGGTGCTGGTAACTGGGCCGTTGTTTCCCCAGCTGCACTGACTGTGTTGCAAAGTGCTACTACTAGTGCTTTTGCTCGCACAACCGAAGGTACCTTTGAAGCCCCAACTAACACCAAGTTTGTTGGTACGCTAAACGGTGCTATGCGCGTGTTTGTTGACAGCTATGCTAGCGACTCTACTCCAGTGCTAGTTGGATATAAGGGCGCAAGCGAAACTGATGCTGCTGCGTTCTATTGCCCATACATTCCACTGATGAGTTCTGGTGTTGTTCTTGACCCAAGCACCTTTGAACCAGTTGTAAGCTTTATGACACGGTATGGTTATGTTGAGTTAAGCAATACTGCAAGCTCCTTTGGTAATGCTGCTGACTATGTTGGCGAAATTGCTATAAGTAATCTAAGTTTTAGCTAAGATTTATTCTTATCTACACTTAGATATCAAAAAAACCGCCGTAAGGCGGTTTTTTGTTCTTACGCAGCATAGTTTTGTTACTTTACAGCTTCGAAAGTATAAGTATCAGCATGAGAGAGAAAATACTAGAGCTAGTTAATACAAAACCAAAGCACTTTTCAAAAATTATTAAAAATGACCAGCAGTTGAGTGATTGGGTGCAACAAAACACACTAGTACAATCAACAAACTCATCTGAGATGATTTATAGTGCATTGTACAGAGAATCAAACACATGTGAAAATAACAAAGTCAAGCAGTTTAGGTCTATTAATGCTGGGTATAAATTTTGTGGACGTGCAGCAACCTGCATTTGTGCTAGACAATCTGTAGCAGAAAAAGTTTCAGCCAGCAAAAACTCATACACCAGCGACAAAAAAATACAGATAAATGAAAAACGTAAGCAAACAACACTAGCAACCTACGGAGTCAAAAACAATGCGCAAACAGAACATGCGAAACAACAACGCCGGAAATTTTACCAAGACGAAAGCACAGTGGCTAATCTAGTATCACAAATTGCCAACACCAAGCAACAAAGATACAACAATCCTACATACAACAATCCTGAGAAAATTAAAAAAACATTTAAGGAAAAGTTCAACAAGGCATATTGGATTTCAAAGTATCCAGACAAAGATATAACATCGTTACTTAACAAAAATTTATTAGCAGAGTTGTACAAAACCACACCAATTTGGCAAATTGCTGAGATGTTAAATGTGCATATTCAAACAATATATCGATATTTAAATTCATACGATATTAGAACGCCGTACCGCTCATCAGAGGAAAATGAGATTGTTAACTTTTTGCAATTAAACGGAATTACTAATATTATCAGAAATACTAGATCATTGTTGCCTTCGAGGAAAGAGATAGACATTTACCTGCCAGACTACAACATTGCCATTGAGTATAATGGAGTATATTGGCACCACGAAGACATTACACACATAACAAGAAGCTATCATGCAGAAAAGTTTAAAGAATGCGAACGCCTCGGGATACAACTAATTACAATATTTTCAAATTTTTGGAAAAGTAAAAATGAAATAGTAAAAAATATACTTAAATCAAAATTAAAGTTGCAAACTACCTCAGTTTACGCTAGAAAATGTAATATTACAGAAGTCTCCTCTGTTAACAGAACGACAAATAACCAAAGATATAGGATTGTTGAAAATCTGGGATTGCGGCAAGAAGAAGTGGGTATTGAATTAAGTGATACGATAAATACAATACAACCAATAATGGTTATGCTGTTTAACCCACAGCGTAGCGGGTTTAAACCCGCACAGGACTTCTGTAAGGAGAAAACAAATGGGACGTCCAGTCAAAAAAGATGTTAATGGTGTAGCAGTCTTTGGCACCTATGAAAGTGCAGCAGGTATCAAAGTTAGTGCTTATATGAGCGGAAGTCTAAGGACCGATGTTTACATTGAATCACAAGTGGGTGCAAGAAGATATGTATGCCATGATGTGTCTGACGATGTTACTGCAAAATGTAAGCTAGTTTCAGGAACGCCTGCGGCCAATGGTGAAATGCAAATGCTAGGCTACACTGACCCAGGCTCTGACACTTCTGTTGCAATCAAAAAGTTAAACAAGCGTACTGCTGTTGACTTTGATAGCAATCGTTATACCTGGTACTTAGAAAATGATTCCAGTGAAGACTACATTGTACTAACTCTAGTTAACGCAGCTGACTAATTAGTAATTCAACACCGATCCCTGGAGATATATACTCTAGGGATTTTTATGAAAATAGCATTTGTATTAGGCAATGGAGTCAGCCGTAGAGTTGTTGATCTAGCTGACCTTAGATTACACGGCAAAGTATATGGGTGTAATGCACTCTATAGAGAATTTACGCCCGATGTATTGGTAGCAACTGACAAACCAATCGCTGAAGCTATACAAAAGTCAAAGTATGCACAAAATAACCTGTTCTATACTAGAAAACCAATAGCAGGGCTAGGTGCAAAATCGTTACCCAAAGTGTATCAAGGATTTAGTAGCGGGCCAAATGCATTAGCATTAGCAAGTGCAGATCAATACAATAAAATATACCTGCTGGGGTTTGATCTTGGCGGAAACATGGGTTTTTTTAATAATCTCTATGCAGACAGCGATTTTTACAAAAAAAGTTTAGACAAGCCCACATACTCAGGTAATTGGATCAAGCAGATAGCAAAAATTTGTAATGACTTTCCGTTAATTACATATACACGAGTGATAGGGAAAACTAGTGCAGACATTGAAAATTTTAAAACGATTAAAAACCTAGATCATATGGATATAGATCAGTTCTGTGTGATGCTAAATAGTAAAAAAGGTCTATTATGAAAGCAGTTAAACGTATCGACGGTGACTATCAAATTACTAGTGTAAATGCAAGTGATAGTATTACTATTGCAACATCGTTATTGACTATAAACGGAAATCTAGTTGTAACTGGAACCAGAAATGAAATTAGATCAACAACCACAACAATTACAGACGAAATCATTACTATTGCTGACGGTAATAACGGAACATTAAACGGCGGAATAGAAGTAGTAAAAAATGCTAGCACCGGTACTAAAGCAGGGTTGCGCTATAACATCACTACTGGTTATTGGCAAACATCATCTGATAACTCAACCTGGAGTAATATTGTTTCTGGGACAATTCCAGCAGGCGGGTCGAGCACCTATGTACAGTTCAATGACGGCGGCACACTTGGCGGCGATGCAGAATTTACTTACAACAAGACATCTAACACACTAACATTAAACGGGTTGCAAGTATACACTAAGCAAGGGTCAACACCTAGTTCTGTTGCAAGCAGTGTAGTTTTTTACAGTAAAACTGCCGGTAGTGGCGGGACTGGGTTGTACTTTGTTGATGGGTCAGTTAGTGATGAACTAGTAAGCAAAAGTAAAGCCATTGTTTACGGAATTATTTTCTAAGGATTATTATGACAATTGCAGTAGGTAATGTAACCACATCAGCAACTACAATATACACCAGTTCTGGTAACAGTGCTGTAACCTGGTGTTCTATAACAAACTATTCAGCTACAGATGCACTAGTTAGCATTTATGTTGTTCCTAACGGTAGCACGGCTGCAAATACTAACATTGCAATCAGCAGTCTTACTATAACAGCCAACGATACATATCAATTGTATGCTGGCAGTGAAAAATTACTGTTAGGCAACGGTGATTTTATTAGCGTAACAGCTAATGCTACTAATCGGATCACTACAGTAACTAGCTACACATCAGTTTAATGGGTCATTTTGTCAAAAATCGTCGTTTGCAATCAGGATCTACTAGTGTAGTAGTTCCAGTGGGCACCAGCTCAAACAGGCCCAACGCCCCTACATATGGAACATTTAGATACAATACAAGTATCGGACGACTTGAGTATTTTAATGGTACTGCGTATAAAACTGTTAGCATATCGGGCGAAGCAGATATTGTTGTAGACACATTCACAGGTGATGGACTAACAGTAACATTCGGCCCAATGAGCTCTGCACCTTCGGCTGTTGATCAGATTCTGGTATTTGTTGGTGCTATCTACCAAAATCCGTCAACTTACTCTGTATCTACATACGACATTACATTTACATCAGCACCACCTAACACAGAAACCATCAACATTATACACAATCTTGGCTCTACTACGGCCGCTTAATAGTCATAAATATTTAAAAAGGTAACCTATGACCGTAAGCCGTATTTCGGGCAGAATGCTCAAGGATAATCTTGAGAGAGATGCAAACTTATCTATCGCTACAGATGTTGTTTATGTAGATATTACCAATGGGCGGTTGGGCGTAAAAAACACGTCCCCGACGGCAACACTATCAGTAACAGGAACTACAACAGTCACCGGCAACATCACAGGTGGTAATGTTACTACTGCTGGTACTGCTAATATTGGTACACTTGCTGTTACTGGTGCTGGTACTGTTAGTAGTACACTAGGTGTTACGGGCAACATTACTGGTGGTAATGTCACTACCACAGGTACAGCCAACATTGGTACACTAGCAGTTACCGGTGCTGGTACTGTTGGTACTAGTTTAGGTGTTACAGGAAATATTACCGGTGGTAACTTAACTACCGCAGGTACAGCCAATATTGGTACACTTGCAGTAACCACGCTGGCCAACATTAAAGCAACAACAGCTTCTACTAGTACTACCAGTGGTGCATTACAAGTAGCTGGCGGAACAGGTATTGCTGGTAATGCACATATTGGTGGACTGGCTACAATTACTGGTAACATTACCGCCGGTAATGTTACCACTGCTGGTACTGCTAATATTGGTACACTTGCTGTTACTGGTGCTGGTACAGTCGGAACAACACTAGGTGTTACAGGTAATATCACAGGCGGTAATGTTATTACCGCCGGAACAGCCAGTGTAGCTAATATTTTAGTAAGCTCAACCAACACTAATGCAGTACTTTATACCAATTCGTCAAAGATTTTAACTACTACCAATAACTTAACATTTGATGGTACAAACTTAGTATTAACTGGTAGTGCTAACATAGATAACGTTAGGATAGATGGAGCAATTGTTTCTAGTAACACTAGCTTAACTATTGCGTCTGCATCCAATGGAAACATTACCTTAACTCCAAATGGAACTGGATTAATAGATTTAGACACTACTACTGGACTGGTTATTCCAGTAGGAACTACATTGCAACGGCCAGCTACCGCAGTTGAAGGAACAATTAGATATAATAGCTCAATGTTGATAGTTGAAGCATTTGATGGAACCGATTGGATTCCAGTAGGCACTGACTTTGTTTCTATTACTAGCCAACAAATTGTTGGTGATAATGCCAACACTGTATTTACGTTGTCCGACGACGCAACTTCCGCATCTATTATCGTAAGCACAAACGGCGTAGTACAATTACCAGACACTGCATATACTGTAACAGGAAATGCAATCACATTCGCAGAAGCACCCTTGTCGTCGGACGTAATTGACATTAGATTTATATCAGCAGTTACAATAGTGCGATCAATTACAAGTAGTACAGGAAATTCTGAGGTTGGGTTTGACTTGTCTAGTGTGTACATTAGATCAAATAGTATTGATGTAATAACAGTTACTCCTACTACAGTTACATCTGTGGGCAATATAGTAGTTACAAGTGGTGCATCTGCAACAAGTACAACTACTGGTGCAATTGTAGTTACAGGTGGGATTGGCGTTAGCGGCAATGCGCATGTTGGTGGGCTAGTTGCAGTTACAGGCAACATCACAGGTGGTAATATCAACACTGCTGGTCGAGTAGTAGCTAGTACTTTAACATCAAATGTGGCCACAGGTACTGCGCCACTGACCATTAGTTCAACTACATTAGTTACAAATCTAAATGCAGATCTACTCGATGGCTACAACACAGCAAGTA